TTTATGCACTATAAACACTTAATTTTAATTTCCGGGGAAAGCTAAAAAGACCTCGTAAAGTATATTTACCAAATATGTTTCATACAAAAACTTTGATGGGGGCGCATGACTCCTGGATATCGATTTCTGTGCCCAACCTTTTGTTGCTGTGGTGGTTTTACAACACCGTTGCTGAGATTGGTTGTCACGATTTCCTTCCAGAGGAGCCGGTGTGCAAACTATCAATAGACCTGTTTGGCTTGTGCAACATGTGCGTCATATTCGTTCTATCGGGCGGATCTGTGTATAGTGTGCGTTGGGAGAGACCACAGCCTTTAGGCAAGGCTTCCAACCTTTATACAAAATTTCTGGAGTCGACTCAACTTATTTATGAGGGTGTTAACAGCATCTCATTAAGTAATGTTGGCGTTGTACTGCATCCAGTGGATAATTTTGTTAAACACTTTTATGACAGATACCACCCGAGAGAGTGCGTAGAAGCATTCACTAAGTACAAACGGTCTAATCCGACTTTGTCTTCGAAGTTGGATCATCTTGAAAAATTTGCCTCACCGTTCCGCCGTCATGTGCCGGTCGCTGAGTTAGATGAAGCGTTAGAGGATTTATGGGATGATATCGTACTTCAACCTGAGTTTGCTTCCTTAATGGAAGAAATTAAGGGAAGTGTGGTTGGACGCCTATTTGATAATGTAAAGTTGGACGGTAGTTCGGCTTCGGGATTTCCCTACAAACAAGGTAGGAAGAAGAGAGATGACGAAAGACACGCAAGACATGTAGCAATGACTTGTATGGACGACGACCTCTGTTTCGATGAATACATCAATGCACATGTCTGGTATACCACTGGACGTGCTAAGATGCTTGCAGTTGAAGCCCCGGATTCGGCCCGCCTGATTGTATATTCTGGTTATGCCTATTTGCTGATGGCTATGCTTTTCTTACAGCCATGGAGTAGATTCATGAACCATTTTGATTGGTGTGGCGTTGGTTTTTCTTGGATGAATAACGGCGCCGGCAAATTTGCCGAATATTTCGAAGCCGACAAGGGAGTTGCTCCCAAGGGGTTTCGTTATGTCACACTGGACATTAGTTCATGGGATACTCGGCTGCATCGTGATCTTATGATGATGCTTGCTAAATTTTATAGTAAGCTTTTGATTAGAGCTGGTGTTCCGAATAATGATCGGAAGAAATGCATCCGTTTAGTCAAGGGTATGATTGACGCTGTTATTTTAATGCCTCTTGGGCATGCATTTAGAGTCATGCAAGGAATGAAAAGCGGTTGGGGTGCAACAGCTAATGATAACACCCTACTGCATCGCCTTGTTTTTTTATGTATATCCAAACGGCTTGGTATCGACATTAAGCATGTACTCTATGGCGATGATAATTTTATGCTTGTGCCAGATCACATTTCCGACATTCAGATAATGAATGAGTATGAAAGGTTTGGCCTTAAGGCAAAATTTATACATTCGTCTAGATTACTAGCTGAAGTTGACTTTCTGTCTAAACACATTGTTTACCGCCATGGTTACTATTATGTGTTTAGGGAGTCCGTCGAATCCCACTCTAGGATTTTGATGCCAGAGGAGAGTGATCCGCGCAGACGCGAGAGACCCGATGTCGTGGTCTCTGCCGAGCGTGTATTGGGACACCTCTTAGATAACCCATTTAACTCAAATGTCAGAAAGGTTTGTTATAACCTGCTGGAACGCTTTAACAAGGACTATGGCCTTGAGTATATTGAAGTGCATGATAGGATGATTAAGGAGCATCCATGGCGACACTTTGATGTTGACACTATACCGCGCCAGTTTCCAACTGTGCCGTCAATGTTATTCATCGAGGAGTTGTATGGAGTTCCCT